ATATCAGCAGCAAGTTCATTCGGGTCATCTGGAATTGTAAGCTGATCTAACGGGGTATAAGATATATGACCATCACGCATCAATATATTTTTAATTCCCATTAACCTTTCCCCATTCCACCACCGCCCTTACCTCCGATACCAGCTTGAATACCAAAGCTTGAGCTTTCAGTACCAAGAAGACCAAGGATTCCAAGATCACGCTGAGCCCGCTGTTGAGCGATTTGATTCTGGTAATCTGCCAAAGCCTTAGCTGCTTCCGCTTCCTGCTGACTTAGGCCAGCGATACCTTGAGTTCCCTGCATTGTTGCTTGCGCAACTGCGTTCTGTAACGCCCTCTGCTGGTCTGCTCCGAGAGAGCCTATTGATTGCCCGAAGAATGTAGATCCTGAGAGACCACGGCTTCCAAGATTTTGACGAAGCCCGCCCATCTGTTGGGCGAAGGCTTGCCTCATTGGGTCAGTAGATGCTTGTACATATTCTGGTAGAGAACCGTAGGCGCTTTGTCGTAACTGAGAAAGCTGGCTGCCAAGGGCTCCGTAGGCCTTGCTCATTCCAGAAAGCGCGGCCTCTTCTCCGCCCCTAATGGAAGGGTCTAGGTTCAGACGATAAGTTGGTGCAGCGCCAGGATTGTCCCCTATACCTAGAAGCTTCTTTGTAATAGGATCTGTCCCATACCGGATGTCCTGACTGAACATTCCAGGAGCCCCCCCGTCGAATCCAGTATCCCTGCTGATATAGCTTCTTCCGGTTGACGTGAAGACAGGACGTTGCCTGCTGTCTGATGTGGTTCCACCAAAGTTCATGTTTTCTTACCTCTGACTGAGTAGATGTACTGGTCGCCTCTCTTGTCCCCACTCTTTACTTTCCCAACGTAATGAAGGACGCCGTATTTACATACATGGTCGAACAGGTTTTTTGCTTGTTCCAATGCGTAGACTTGTATACATCCTACGCTTCGCTTATATCTGTATAGCTGTAGACCGGCCACAGCTCCCCTTAAAATGTTCCTCTTGGTAGCCCAAGGAAAGAAATTAATATGCGGTTCGTACTTCCAGTCGTCATGTATGAAGTATCCCATAGCAATCGGACCAACCCCATCGTACTGTTTATTATCATCTTCGATGATAAATAGATTTCCAGTCCTGTCTGCGTTCTCTATCATCTTCGCGAATTCTTCTTGAGATATATCAGGAGGAACTTCGTGGAACGGATTAATTGAATGAGCAACCCACAGAAGTTTTACGTCTTTATGATATTGGTCTCCGTCAAGAAGAACGAAGTCTCTTACTTCTGGTCTTGAATGACGGAATAATGAGTCTCGTCGCTGTTTTGGTGTCATTTTATATCTCTATTTTTAATACGTCGAATGGTCTGATTGATGATACTGATGTTGTTAAATAAAACCCAGGACCCCTTCCTATAGCGGAGTACCCTTTGGTAGAGGTTCTATAAGATAGAGAGAAGCCTGAGTTGTAATAAAAGTTGCCTCCGTAGTACCCTGAGCCTCCGTAGTAAATACCGGCGTCAGAAGTAGCCCCATCAAGGGTCACGGTACAGCGATTAACCGCGTAATCATCTGCCCACTCGAAGTCCATCAGTAAGTCAACCTGATAGAGTCGTCTATACCACACTCTCCCGCGGACAATATCAGTCATCGGGTTTATCGGCCTTCCGTCTTTAGACTGAAGACCCTCTACTATTCTTGACTTCCTTAAGGTTTCGATTGCGGTGTCCCCGCCGTCTCCTGTACCGGTCCCATCAAGTCGCATAATGTGACCAGAGGAATCCCCAAAATATGTATACCAATCATTTGAAGAAGTACCGCCAGGTTGCCTCATATAGAGAGCCGCCGAGGTAGAGAATGAATCATTTAAAGAAGACTTATAAACGCTCCACGGAGATAATTCTCCACCCATATTGTCTTTATATAGAACGAGTAATTTATCTGATCCTGCAAAGAAGTATACCTTTTGACGTGACTGGTCATAAATGGTGATACAATCAGAAATGCCCATCGTTGTCTTTGGGATGAATCTTGAAAGGTCATCGGCAGCAACGTCCCCGTAATTCTGGGTTCCAGAAAGTGACTCGATTACTCCGTCACGTTTCATGTAGACCATATCGTTACCGATATTAGCCACAGTCTCAGTCCCAGTGGCGGCAGAGCCAGCGTAGAACGTCGTCCATGCGAAGTCTGTAGAATCACTCCCTGTGAGCTTAAACAGCCTTCCATTTTTGGTGGAGATTATAAGATCCTTTCCCCACACCGCAGCCCCGTTTATCTCCTTGAGGTCTGGGGTGGTCATATAGAACGCTTCTAGGCCAGTAGAGAATGTAGCGTCTTTCGCAGCCTTGGCTGTGTCGTAGTCTTGTGGGTTCTCATATCCAGATGCCAAGAGAAGATGCGGGGTATCCGTTCCTGACTTGACGTTAAACAACCACACCCTGCCTAAATGGACTACTGAGTATTTAGCATAGATAGTTGCACTAACAGTGGTAGGGAGTTCTGCGTAGGTCGTACCATCCCAATAGGAAACAGGCTCGGTCTTTGCCAAGTCTGTTATGACCGAATAATTACCAAGCTCCCAAGTCGTTCCCCTTAACTGACAGGCAGAGTTTACAGTTCTGACAGATGTATAAGTAGTCCCACCATCCCAGTTATAAACAGCCGTACCACTCTGTATGAGAGTAGTTTCTGTGTCATCAGTCTTGATTAACTGAATAATCCCCCTTATGTCTGATGCGTTTGTCGTTGTCCCAACGGAATCAACAGGGGCGCGAGGAGACAGGGTGACATTTCTATAGTTAAGCTCGAAGTTATATCCTTCTATACATTCTTGTGGGTCAACTGTAGCGATGTCGTTTTCGTTAAGTCCACCTGCAAACGTCAGTTCAGCCATGCCGCCTTCCGTATTGAGAAGAAGGATTTGTTGGTTTCAGGATTTGCATTAGCCTTGCCCTGGCATCTACATAAAGCCCATCTTGTTCAAGCTGCACAGGAAGTGATCCGTCTAGCTGCTTGAAACGTCGAGCAGCACAGTCGGCGAACGCATAGTAAGCCTCAGTCGTGACAAACGGCATGGTGTCTGTTGAATTCTCTACCATCACGGATGCTTCGTATTCGTAGGTTAATGAGCGTCCGTTGTAAGAGGAGTCTGGAACAGGGTAGAACCCTACCTTGTAAGAGTTAGCGGGTTCCCAATACCACCATTGCGGAGAGCCCGTATTGGTGTCATAAAGATAGTCGGCGTCACGAAGATGATCGAGACCGCCTTTTAATTCGTAGATTCTTTGATTGTCAGTAGCGTCATAGAAGGACGGGTTACTTCCATAGAATCTGATAAAGTCTGTTTGTAGAGCATACGTCCGAGTAGACGTAGCTAGAGTGATAGAGTTAGAAGATTTCTCATAACCAATGAGCTTTGATGCTACCAACTCAACGAGTTCTGATTGAATCGCAATCTGAGCAATTTCAATATCCGCTGCGTGTTGGGTATCAGAGAACGTAGTGATATTGTCGTCGTCGCCTTTGATAATATGATTTATCCGCATAACGCGGTTTACGGCGTCAATAAATGTAGCCATTTAATCTCCAAAAAGAGAGGGGCCCCGAAGGGCCCCAATCATACTAGCTAAGGCTGGTTGCGAGACTGATAATCTGGACGATCCAGTTGTTATTCAGAATCTTACCGCCAAACCACGACTTCCACGCGATGGACCCGAGTTCGTTGAACGGATCTGCCACGCCTGAACTACCCGGCTTGTGGTAAATCAATTCTACGGTCGGTACGCGGTCGTACATCTGGTAGATTTCCTGAGCATGGTTCTCACCAAGACCGATAGAGCCTACTGCCTCACGTCCATAGACGAATGAGTAGTAAACGTCCTGCTTGTCGGCAGAACCGGCAGCAGAGGTCGTAGCGCGGAAACCAGTAGACGAGGAGTTCGTACCAGCAGCGGTATCAATCGGAGCCATTTCAGAGGACGCCCATCGGACACCCCACACAGCACCGAATTCACCTTCGTTGGTCTGAGTGTAACCACCGTACTGTTCTACACCGATAAAGCCGGTCAGCCCGCGAATATCCTCTTCCACGTCCGGGTGGCAGATACCGAAGTAACTTGCGCGAACCGGAGAGGTTCCGATATTGGTTGAGCCATTGGCTTCTGCGTGCATCTTCATTGCAGAGTTGCGCTGAAGCATGTTGACAGCGTACTTGATGTCGTTCAGAGAGATTGCCGCGTTTACAGAAGCGGTCGTTGCAGCAGCAGCGGAAGCAAAGCGTACTTTAGTAGCAGCCTTGTATTCAGTTGCCATTGCATAGTTCAAGCTCTCACCAGCGTTTGCGCCCAAGGTATCCATCAGGGCCATTGAGTCAGAGTTGACGTTAAACAGGTCAACTTCCTCAGTTAGCGCGATGGCATTACCATACTTGGCAATCGCCTTGGTAACATCGGTGATGGTCGGTTTGACACTGGTACGGCCCATGCCGAAAGCTGCGGTAGCACCATCGCTGTACTCAGACAGAGCAGTAGTTACTACACCCAGGTTTTCGATTCGACGCCATTTAACTGACGCGGAGCCGTTACCACTCTTTTCCAGATTACCCGGCATAGTGCCGTTGAAGAATGGAAGGTTCTTCTTTGCAGCACTCAGTAGGCCACGCATCAACACGAAGTTGACTGGTGAGGCTACGGTACTGGCATTGTTACTTACAATATAAGCCATTTATTTATCCGTTTTTAGTTATAGCCCACTTCCTGCGGAATTCCGTATCAGATAGTCCGACCCATTCGTCGGAGGGGTTAGATGCGGGAGCATTGGCGAGCGTTTGTTGAGACGTTTTCGCCGCCCTTACGTTTTCTACAAGCTGATCGTTTGTTCGTGTGACGAACTTTCCGGCCCATTTATCGGCAATCACATCAAGTGCTTGCTCAAATTCTGGAAAGCGGGGTTCTTTCGATGTTCCATCTCAAGAGCGTATTCCGCCATGTCCGGTTCAACATTCAGCTTCTCGTTTACGCGAGTGACAGCTTTAGCGAGGTCCGACTCAATTTGCTGCTGTGCCACTTGCTTCTCATAGTTATCAATCTTGCTGGCAATCTGCTGGAGCATGTCCATAGACTGACGTGATTGATTGGCTTGATTCTGCATGTACCGAGCATAGCCTTCAGAGTCATATATCGGATCAGGAATCTGGCTTTCGAAATTCTGTGGAGCCTGGGTCTGATCGTAGTAATTCTGCTGAGGCTGATATTGCGGTTGTGCAGGAGCTTGTGGGGCAGGCTGAGCCTGGAAATTGTTAGCTTCTTTTTCTACACTGAACTGGCTAGCGATATCGTCTAACGAGGGTGCAGGAGTCTCACTGGGGGTCTCAACAGGCTCTTGGCTCTGATTGGTAGTTTCTTCATTGTTCATTTACATCACCTATTTTTAGTAGTTTTAGGGCAAGATCAAACCCGTCCCTTCTACCTGATTCATATTTCCACTGGGCGGTATTGTCCTCATGTGGATTGAACGCCGGTAATCTAGGACGAGATTGGGTAAACTCTTTCTCGAAATCCTCCCATAGCGGATGGGACTTCATAAAAGAAATTACTTCTATGCTTAGCTTCATATAAACTCCAGTAAAATGAGCGCTTCTTCTTCCTCTCTGCGGACTTCTTTCTCTACGTCTCTAATGTCTTTAGGAGAGATGTAGTAATATCCATAGAGGGTTATTTGGGAGCCAATGTAAATGGCTTGTCTGATGAGATCCTTTATTTCCAGAATCTCATCCAGTCTCTTTGTATCGAAGTCAAAGTCGATACGCTTGAGTTCTTTTCTTTCAGGGGTGAGTTCTTTCGCGTCTGAGCGAACGACTATCTTTTTTCTCTTTGTCTCAGGCGTCCACATGTAGGAACGCTTGGATTTGAATGTGCCACCACCCGGACCTACAAACTCAGGCCATACATTAAGGTGGAGCGGCAGAAGCATTACGCTGTCTCTAGGATACAGTTATACTCTACTGATACGGCTCCGGTTGCCGCTGATACGACACCAGTAGCCCATATATCTGTTTTCTCTGGAATATAAAGTTCGGGTGTGTATTCAAAATCAACACTTTCAGAAAGACCTATATACTCCTGAACTATGCGTTTAGGCGAAAACGGGGTTGTTACATCGTCGGCCGTTTCTCTTTTCCAAAACCTGACGGACGTTGATTTCGCAGTCTCAGTTGTTATATGCACATCTTTTATAAATAGTTTGTGACCTGCGGCAACACAATAATGGGATGTTTGACTCTGCCCCCTACCTGCGGCCACTGTAAGGAATGTAGTTCCACCACCGGAAGCCCTTACTGTAAGATTTCCTACATTCGAAGACCCGTAAGCGCCTACGGTTGCCACTTCAGCCCTATAGACACGAATAAATGAATTTGTAGACGCTGTTGATGCAGAGGTGCCGTTTAAAGTAAGTGTCTCGTTTATTCTTGCAAAACTGGCGTTAAGGCCATAGACATCTATGGTTAAAGCCCCGTTGCCTCCAACATCATCGCTTGTATCGCTTGAGATAACCTCTA